AAAATACACCATTTCGCCAACATCTAGATCACTGGTGTGCTTTACCTGATTCTCAATTACTGTCTTACCTACCACTATATCCTCTGTCCCTAAAAACCTTTGCTTCATCATTAGCTTCATATTATCAGGCGTAGCCGTTGGGACTTTCTCGATGAATTTTTCAGACATGGTTTTACACCACACATGGAACAGAGCGTTTTGATTTAGGCTTCTTGGGTTCGTGTAAGGCTTTAAAGTTACGCAGAGAGGTTTTGCATAGTCCCACTCATTGACCCTTTTGATAAGAAAAGGCAACCGCTTCTCTACCTCAAGCAAGTTGCCTATCCTAATAAAATCTCCCTGACTCATACTAGCTTCCGCGTAAGCCACTTCTGAGATAATGTTGTATTTACCTTAACCTTCTTTTTACGCAGTGTTCTACCGCAGTGACTTTTAACTAACTCATCGTCTGTACATATATCACTACCGTTAAGCCTGTATCGAATCGCTGTATCTGACAGTCCAGTTATTTCAGACAATCGTTTAATAGTGTAGTATCGACCATGTACCAAGTCTGGCTTATTGCCCTCATACCGTATTTGTTTTGCTTGACTAGATGCGCTCACGTATTTCTCCATCGTAATAGTAACCAAATTTATTTAAGTAGAACTCCTTCATCATCTGAACCTCATCAGGATCGACCCAAGTGACATCAGCCATTTGCATCTCTAATGTTTTGGCTCTTATGCTATCAGGTTTGTTATATTTCTTAGCAATAGGGGAACTGCCACCCTGCTCTTGTGATCTAGATAACCAAGAGTTCACAAAGCGTTTTATTCCTGTGGGTTTTTTTCTGCGAGTTGGATTAGCATCTAGCCACGATTCCATTGCCATTAGTTCTTGGTATACATCGACCTTCGGAAAGGCACGTTGCCATGCAATAACATCAGTCTCTTCTGGTTGCCAGTTGTCGCCATTATTTAAAATCATTATATTTCCCCAAATGCTTTTTGATATAGATGAGTTTCTATATTGTCTAAAAAAGATTCTATAGGATTTAGATCATGATATTTCTTCTTCCCTCCATCCTCTCGCTCAATTAGGCCATCTGAATTTTGTCCTTTTCTTTTTATAATGCAGGTTTTCCAGTAGTCAGCCTTCCTACACCAACCCATAAATTTAACATTAGAAGCTAACTTTTCTCCTTTTGGTATGAGTACACTTGCAAAAATATAATAATGACATGGGTAATCTTTCTGATAAAGATTTACGTGCGTATCATAACTTGGTAAACACTCAACCGTTCTTTGTTTAGCTTTTAAATCAACAGTTGCTTTTCCTATTTTAAAATCAAAATGATAGCTTGTAGATGCAGTGTATTCGTGTTCAAAAAATCGATCATTCAATATATCTCTAAAAACTAGTTCTGCTAAATTACCTGCATACTGGCCTGAACCTTTGTCAAGCATCGTCTTACTATTAAACGCTTTGTTAGTTGCCATTTTCAATGCTTGTTTATGATTAGATTCTGATGGTATCAATATCATGTGAACCTCCTAAAGTTCTGTTTTATATTAGCTGTTAATATTTTTTAGCATCATAAAAGCGTTCATTACCGCTATCAAGATCGTCAATAAATTCTTTTATAACTGGCCTAAAATCCTCATTTTGAACTAAAAATTGCTGAATAATATTGTGTAAAGTTGAACCAGTAATCTCTACCGAACCATACCAAGTCTCCAGAGTTGCCTTTGCTTGATAATAGTTATTTGGTATTTTAACAACCGTATTTCTAATATCATTTTCTTTTATTGTTAAAGTAGCATTTTGATCATGCTCAATGCCTTTTATATTAATTGCCATTTTGATCTCCTATGGCTCGGTCAAGCCTCGCCCGTTTTATTGATAAATTGTTTCTTATTATTTACCTTGTTTATTTTATGTAACTTTTTAAAAGACGTTTTAACCCTTTTACTTCCAAAAGTAAATTTACGGTCTGAGGGACTTTGCGACTCAGCGGTTACTTCGTATTCGTATCGGATATCCAACCTATCTACAATCTAAAACCGATTAAATTGTAGGGCTATGTCTGGAGGGTCAACCACGCTCTGACGTTTTATCTAAGGAGTTCGTCAGCCTCTAGCCCGAATACTGTCTTAATTAAAAATCATTTTTACAAAAAGGTAAACCTAAACCTTATACCCAAAAGTTATAAAAGACTCTAGGCTTATATCTAAAGCATCACATACGCGCTGAATAGTGTGCAGTTTCATATTGGATTGAGTGCGCCAACGTAATACTTGTTGGGGGGAAGTCTTTGCTATTTTAGCAAACTCTACGCTAGTGATTCCTTTAAGTTCTTGAGCGGCTACTACGCATTTGCCTACGTGTATTAATTTCATTGCATTAAATCCTATGTTATATTTGTTTGGTCGGTTTCCCCGATCGACAACCTCCTATGGTTTGCCCCCCGAAAGGGGGGCTTTTTAGATCAAAATGGAATATCTTCGTCCAGTTCTTCAAAGCTTATATCTGATTGTGGCGCACTAGCTGTAGCACCATCAACCCAGAACTTTTTAACATTCCCCAAGATCACGCTTTGTTCACCTGCATCGCGCTGTTCTTTGGATTGTTCCATTGAGATAAATCCGTTGTTGCCATATTCATCTTCTTGGTCAAGGTCAACAAAGGTTGTCATGTTTAAATAGACCCCTTTCTCCCCTTTATACAGTTTGGATTTATCAATCTTGCTCACGTTGATTCTTACATTCAATCCTACTTTCATTTTAACTTCTCCACTTGGTTTAAAATTTGACTTACAGCCGCATTAACTTCAGCGGCTAACTTTGCGATGTATTCGTCATCGCGTTTAACGCGCACAAGAACGTGCCGCATTTTTGGATGATAGGCAAAAAAGTCCCACCAATCACGCTGAGTAATCCACATACAACCTTGGATTTGTTGCCAGTATTTCTTAACACCGACCTGCTCGTCTGCCAGATAGCTAACCATCGTTTTAGGTGCAGGACATTTAATCTCTAAACCGCCATCACCATTAATTAACCCATCAGGTGAACAACCAAACTCAAAGCTAGGGTCTAAAATGAAGCCAGTTTCTATAACCTCGTTATCGGTTATAAACTCATACGCACCTCTAGCCTCTGGCTCTAACTTAGTCCCACGCTCCATCCACTCAGTAACATGAAAGGGGGTGGATTCACCTGTAAGACGCTCTGCAATTAGTTCGTGAATATATCCACTAGCAGAAGTTGACGGCTTACCAGTTGCAGTAATTAGCTTAGAAAAGCCACTGGCAGATGGCCTACCCAATCGAGCGGCAAGCCATTCCTCAGTCCCTTGTTCGTGATCTAGAATAATCACTTCTTAGCCTCTAGTGCGGCAATCGCTCTGTCGTAATCACTGGCTAAAACTTGATCAATATTTTCTACCTTAAGCCACTTTAAAAACTTAGCCTCATTTGATTTTGTTTCATCAAGTAATTTCTTGATAGCAATTATTTGATCTTCACTAACCGTTGCTTTAGCTACTGCCTCTGGCAAATCTTCCCCTGCGTATATGTAGTGACCTAAGCCAAACATTGCAAAGCACTTTGTCAAACAGCGCATCTTAGATGAATTAATTGCAAACTTATCAGGGTTAGATATTGCTTTGTTACGGTGATCCATAACTGGCAACCACATATTCCTAACCATAGACTGATCTTTTTCAGTTAATAAAACACTGCACCTAATTTCTACCGTCCCAGTTTCATTACATTTATCTTCCTCAAAGGTGTAATGTATGTCAGGATAATGTTCCATCATAATGCCGTAAGCCCAAGCCCATGACAGATAAGACAGCTTGCCTTTTTTCTCAATATGATCTGATACATCAATAGCAGATAAAGTCTGCCAGACTTCTTTAGATAAACTCATGTTGACCTCCTACAGTCTCTTGTTTCTGGTATCGCTCACCATATCCTAGTTCGTAAGCCTCTGATTGACCCTCTAAGGCAGGGTAGCCAAGAATGCAGTCATACTCACCGCGCTCATAGTCGTTTAACTCGTTGATATTCATATTGCCTCCTACAGCAAAGCCCCCGAAGGGGCGGTTAAGCTACTTATTTTTTTAAATCTGACCAAGCCTTGCATATGTAAAGGTTGCCATGTCTTTCTACATCTGAAGAAGAAGTTGCAAGATCATGCGCTATATCCCAAGTCAGTGCTTCTTTTCCATTCTGCTCGATGAAAGGAATCAGAACTTTTTTAATGCTATCTAAGTGGGCAATTTCTGCTTTAGTGAATGAAGTCATAATTTATTACCTTGTTTTATTGATTGAGGTTACATCTTAGTCTATCTAAATCATAAAGTAAACCTTTTTGTAAACTAATTAGGCAAAAAAAACCCTACACTAGGCAGGGCTTATGTTTTATATGGTACTAGTAAGACCAAATAGCAGGGGGAAAACCCTCTTCCTCTGTGCAAACATCCAAATGGATAAACCTACCGCCACCTTTCTGCTGTACACCTATTCTTTTTATACCATGCTTTTGTGCCACTCTAATGATTTCTAAGGCGTTTTCTCCGTTAGCTAATATATCTACCGCCTTTCCGTATGTATGCGCTCCTAGACGCTCCTTACGCGCTTCTATGGGGTGTTGGGGTGATCTGTAAGCACTAGACAGGGGAAAGCTAAAGCCACACTCATGGCGTATCTCATTTAGCAGGGCTAAGAAGTCAGGATCAAACCCTTCTTCTCCTGTTGCTTTGCACTTGAGTTCTTTAGGTTTGAAGTAATTCTTTTCTTCTTTCTTTTCTTCTTTCTTTTCTTTTTTCTTTGTAGTCATTTTCCGACTCCTTTTATGCGTTCTGCTGATCTCATCGTACCAAGTCCGAGCATTCCCATTAGAACTGGCATCATTACAGACGTATCAGCTTGGGGTATGTCTATTCCGAACCCTGCCGCCAGTGGCGAGACTAGGAAGTTAACCGCGAATCCAAGGACGCAGACCCATCCTGTTGCAGGTCGCCAAGAACTTTGGAACCAGTTTCCTTGGGCTTCGGCTTTGTTGAGTTCAATCTGAGCGACTGCGAGTTCCTGCGCGTGGCGTTCAGAAAGCGTTGAGAGTTCATAAGCAATCTTCTGCTTTTCGGTGGCATCAGGTATCCATTTATCCAGTAAACCAGTGACAGGGGCAATCAGTGCTTCTAACATTACGATAATCGTTCAATCAGGAACAAGCCGATGATCAGGGGATACATTCCCCACACCATCATTTCTGTTTTTTTAAATCTAACAGAACCTTCATCAAGGCGCTTCTCTATAGCTTTGAACTTATCTTCGATGGCTTCCATTCTAACAGCGCATTCACGTTCGTGTGCTTCGAGTTTTAATAACGCCTCTTTGACAGTAGCCATTATGAATTCTCCACCAGTATAGCTTCGATAAATATAGACACTTCAT